TATTGGCAATCAAGTGAATCATTTTGAGTAGTGTGCTACCGTGTTTAAAACAAAAATATTATATAAACTTCTGAAAATATACTAGATAATATAACATGTGCTGTTTGAAATTTTGACCCCGACCCAAATGCGATCCCCGAAATTTGACCCTAACCCAAATATGATTTTTAAAAAAAAAATTTTCCAATCTTTCTAGGTTTGTTCTAGTTTTGGCTTGTCCCCATTTGAAATGCCTATGTTCTGGATTTGCCTCGTGTGTTCTATAGCTTATTTATGTTTTCTACTGGCCCTAGCTTCTTTTTGATACTCCTTTTCTATTTCCCTTAATTTATCTCTAATTTTGGCAAAAACTGGTATTAAAATGTATAAAAGTACCAGTAAAATAAATATTACTGCAAAACTTATTAAAACAGGCCTAGTGAATGTTCCTAACCAATCTGTTATTGGCTTTAGTAAAAATGAAAACCCTTCATCTTTTATTTTGCATATCCAAGTTGAACACCTTAGATCCTCCTCATGGATATAAGTGGATTGTTCTCCTGTTGACAATTCAATTTGCTCTGTCTTTTTTGAAATAGCAATTTGTGTTTTAATCGCTGCATTACAAACTTTAATTAATACATTGTCTCCTTCTAGAGGCTTTTGGCACTTCATGTTGATTGCATATTCATCAATTGTAGGTTTGATTACAATCCTGCTCAAGCTAGCTGGACATGGTGTATCTATCTTACAGCTAGCTTCTACTGTAGTGTGTAAATTCAGTTTGCAATCAATTCCTTTAAGACAATTGTAACAGCCAACACATTCTATTGTGGCATCCACATCTATTTCCCTGCTAAATGATTTGTACTTGAAATCACCCAGGTATAGCTTTACTTTTAATGCTCCAGTAAGCCTTCCAAGATCACTCAACTTGACATTGCTTTCTGACTCATCCAGTATAAAATGCTCTTCTAGATCTAGCAATTTACAACTGGCATAATTATTCTCAAGGCACTTCCTTACTATAATATCCTTCCTTTGAGCAGCATGACAAAGGTAATCAAATTTTACATCTGCCTGTCCCAACACTGTTAAATTTCTGACCTGAACATTTCCACAATATTTGCCAAAACTGCCTAGATCATTAATTTGCCCTCTATATAATTTGTGATCCCTAACAAGTACTAAGTTGGGCATTACTGGAGCATCAACAGTCTTAAATTGTGCCTCTATTGAACTAGAAATTATAGGCACCGTTGCTTCTATTTCTGTGCAGTATGCATCATGATTCATTGAAACACAAATCTCTGCAGTTGTTTTTTCTTGCCCTATCTTCTTGTATACATTTGCTTCAGGCTTTATCACATCTTGACATGACCCAAAAACACAGCCATCATCTATTGCCAAGCATCCAAATTCTTCGCATCCCCAATTGCTGGTTCGTTCTTTACTGAAGGTTGCCCAGCCCTTTTTTGCTTCTATTACAGAAGGGCATCTCCCTGTACAATGCTCTGCATGCTCAGTGTTTATTGTGATCGTAGGACCAGTGCTGTAAATCCATTGGTATTCAGCCACTGTCTTTGCAGACTTGATATAAATTATGACATCAAAAATGTGTATTTGATTATCAGCTAATATATTATAGCCTGCAGCAACTCCAGTAGAAGCTGGGATTTCAAATTCTATGTATGCATTTTCTATGCCTTCAGTTGTATCAACCCCTGACATAGTTATATATTTAAAGTTTGGGTTAAAATATGGCAGGTTAGAAGTTTTCAGGAATTTATGTACTGTTAGGTCATCAGCTAGTCGTCTTATAATGGAATTCTTGTAAGACTCAAAGTCAGTATGTACACTTTCTTTAACTCTATTCATTCTTACTTTTGGATCATAGTATGTGCAATTGCTTAAGGATACAGGGTTTATTGGATAGCGCCGCAGGTGGCATTCCTCTCCAAGGCATCTTTCACTAGGATCAACAGCATCTTCAGGAACTGAACCTTGAGAAGCATAAAAGTGGAATCCTCCTGCACATAATGCTACAGGCCAATATTCGCCTTTTGAGTCTACAAAACATCGGCCATAGGAAATTATGTTGCAACGCAGCTGACCTAATGAGTACTGGTCCACTTCTTCTGTATGAGGGCTTGCAAGACATTCATTGTTGAAAATATCTTCTGCAGTTTTCGAATCAAACATTTTAGGTTTAATCAAGCAGTGTTTATCTCCAAAGCAGAAGACACCTGAATTTAATGCAGATCTATATAGTTTAAGTCCATCTAGATTCGGGATATATACTGTTGTTCCTTTTTCACACCAGGTGTATATTGGAGCATGCATCTTGGACCGTGGAGATATACAAACTATATCCTTAGGGTTAATGCAAATGCCATCTTCTCTAACATTACTCTGATTTAGTTTCTTATCATGTCTATTAACTCCTGTTCTACCCCTAGTATTCCCATGATAGACAGGTATGTATTTTGGAAGGTCTTCTTTGTGTTCTGACGATAAATTAGCACTTGATAGATTTTTGTAAATAATAGATCCTACTTTCATCAAGCTTTTAAGCATATAATTTTCTGGATATTTTGTTTGTATTGCAGCTAAATAATTTTTTACAGCTTCAAAATTCTGTTGTTCAGTCTGGTTTAGCACATATGCATAAGCTGTCCCTGGAAAAGCTAATTTAAAAATGCTCAAAAATAATTCGTGGTCATGTTGAATCTTATTCCCCTCTTTATAAAATTCTACAGATGTATCTTCTAAGGAATCATTTTTTGTGCAGGAGTTGCCAATTTTCAAACACTTACAAGTTCCTGCTGCTTGACTATTTTTACAAAGGTCAAACATGGAAATCTGTGTATATGACCTCCAGCTTACTTGAGAATAACCGGAATCACCTGTAAACCTGCTGTAGTAGTCACAGTTCCGTTGTAGAAATGCAAATTCTAAAACCATTTTCTTATGTATGTCCTGTACAGAATTGATTTTTTTGATAGCAATTCCAACTTCTAGAGGAAGATCTTTAATTAGAGGTTCGTCTAAACTTGAAATTGCCTTTTTTGATTTTAATAAGGTTATGATTTCTTCAGGTCCAAGTTTTCCAGAAGCAATACCATTGCATCCGCTAGGCTTGAAAAAAGGACCTGTGCAATTTCCTGTTAATTCCGTTTTTTTTAGACAATCAGTAATTTCCTCAGCAGCTGTTAACAATGCCATATCTTTTGTTATATAAACACAAAGAATAAAGACCAACAAGGTTTTAAACCACTTTAATTTATATTTAATCAAACACTCTAATCTTAATTTGTGTACTGTTAGTCCAGTTGCATCTTCAACAGTTCCGCATGTACATTTCCCACATTTGTTAGTGAAATCGCCATTATATTTGATTCCTCGTTTGCTATGATACATGTCACATTCTTCACAATACATTGCACAGAGCCCAAGTAACTTACGCTGCTTCTTTGAAAGCAATATCATGATAGACAGAACCAGGATCGCAGCCATAGTGGTCCACATTGCATTCAAGTATGTTATGATATGTAGTAACCCTGCTTGAGCATGCAGTTCCCTGAAGTCATCAGGAAGCTCATTTATATCATATACAGTTTTAGGTGTTGGCAGCATTGCCCCATTCACAGAAAGAAAAGAATTTACTAATATAGCAGCTGATAGTGCAAAAAATGGTTTATTAAATGAAAACTTCCTAATTTTAAAGACTGTTCTAGTACTGTTCATTGAAATTGGATTCATTTCGACATAGGAATTCTCATCAGCATCTTGGCTAACTTTTATCCACCTCCTCTGTTTTATTAATCTAATTGCAGTTTTAACTATAAAATCAATAAGTTGTATTGCTGCATAGGAAGCTGGTAAGAGTAGGAGGGTCATAAAAAGATCTTGATTAGAACAAACAAATCTGGATAACATTCTATACTTGTTGTGGTCTATTACTGTTTGACAAAAATGAACTCTATAATAACACTGCTTATATAAAATAGGTTGGTCTATTGTAGTATTTTGAACCATATGTAAGAAAAGTTTAGTATCATCTTCATGACTTTCCAGGGTCTTTGCGTCAGCTATAGGTGTTAAAAACGATACAGTTAAGAATCCTAGTGCTATGGATAGAAGTAATGCTGAACCCCTATTTTTACATAGGACTCTGGCGGTTCTCATTGATTTGTATCCTGGACATAAACCGGAAATCCTATGTATCCTCATTCTTTCAGTAGTGTCAAATAAGGCACCACATACGCAATTTTGGCCACACTTTGTGAAAGGATGATATGCTAATCCACACAGTTGACATTTTTTGCAGCTCTTGTTGTAAATCCAACCATAACTATAAGCGATAGGGACAAATATAGGTAGCAGTATATAACATATATACGTCTTTGTTAATATAACCAAAATAGTAAATATAAAGATAATTAAGCAACACATTAAGATTAATTCAATATTATGACAGATTGAAGAAGCTATATAGCCTAGTAAAATAGACCTATGTAAGAACCTAACACAAGCCATATGCTGTTTGAAGCAAGCATGGAACTGCAAACTTTTCAGGCCGCATATAATTTTGATGTGTTCGCAAGTCTGGTCTAATGGTACAGTGGCAGTTGATTTAAACCATCCCGTTTTGATTGTAGTCCCTGTTAATTCATAATGGTTCAACCCAGTGCTTTGCAATAACACTGTAGCATGCTCTTTGTCAACAGTTATCATGCAGTCTTTATTGCAGGAGTAGCTGGCGGTTTTAATTGTAAAATTGCTATCTATTTCAATAACTGATATAGAGCCCATGTTGACTTTCCGAGGCTTGCAGCTGTGCCACTCTGTCACAGTCCATTTCCTCCAAGAACTCATTGTTGCAAAGATGCCTGTGTCATTCTTATGGTAATCGGTTTGTATCTTAATCAAGCCAACATCATCTTTAAGGCAGACCTCAGAAACTGCAAAGTTTGAAGTTTTCTCAAAGATCTTTGAACCACCAGAGAAACATCTCGTAGGTTCTGCAGATGCTGTGGCCAGAATTATGGCAATCAAGTGAATCATTTTGAGAATTGAATATTTTGTTTAACACGGTAGTACACTACT